CTGCTGCCCTATGATTGAATACTATAATATTTCGTTTTTCTTCCGATGCTGATTGTACTACATTTTGTTTTGGTAGTCCTAAATTCCAAACTACTAAAATATCATCTAGCTTTTTTACAAACTCATCATTAAACCAAATCTTAGCTTCTTCCAATACTCTATTCTTTTGGTCTTGTGTATTAAGATAGCAAGTTTCCATTTGAGATATACCTAATAATTCAATTGGCATCCATCTCCATTTATTTTTTCTATCTTCCGCATTGCAAGTTTTCATTTCCCACCAATGACAATATCCAACTATCTTAGTATCAAATGAATTTTTATATCTACCAACTTGTGGCCAATCAGGCAAATGGGAATAGATAACATCATACTCTAATGTTTCTAATAACCTATTGAAATCCGGCGGATAGGTACGCATTTTAATCATATCGCCAGAGAAAGGTAAGATATGCTGCTTTACATTTAGTAAATTCAGTTTCTTAACCGGTTCGGGTAATATAATATTCCAAAAGTATTCTCCGTGTTGTTCTAATCCTTTTATGTGATTATAGATAACATCTACGAATGAATCTTTTTCTATGTTAGCGGAATTGGTGATATTAGGTATCACCAAAACACGCCTAGCTTCTTTACTTAATTGTCCTTCCCAAAATATACTCATTAATCTAAATCGTTTACCATTGTAGTTGGCATCTCAATCAACTCAACCTTATATGGTTCTTTTTGAGATTCGGTAAGATGCCATTTTAGTTTTTTATATATTTGTGCACCCAACCCAGATTTCCAATTATCTTCCCAAGTTGTATTTTTATGATGTACAAGTATAACCAAACTACTCTTTCTTTTTAGTTTTTCTTCTTTTTGAAGTTCTGCACTTTCATATAAAGTGTTCCATATTGTATCCCATCTAAACATTGCTGATGATAGAGCTATACAAATTGTATTTGTATCTCTTGTGGCATACAATTCAACTTTCTTTTGAAGCCTCTTTTTGTTTTCAGGCTTGTCATAATGAATCCATAGTTTATTACTAGCCGCAAATTTGTTTGCTGCAATTTCTTCCTTTGCTTTATTAAGAATCCTAGTTATGGCTGCTTTTGAAAATCCACACTTTTCTAAGAAAACTTTATTACCAGAAGAATTATAAGGAGTATCTGATGTTTCAGAAACGCCAACAATATACTTAACGGCATCGGCTGGTGTCATTGATACTTTTTCCACATCCGGCTTTTTGTTTAAAAGATTACTTACACCTTTTAACTCTTGATTGGTAAGTTTACTATGATATTCAAATGGAATCCTCATAACAGGTACTTCGGTACAATGTTTTGAATCATGTGCCGCATCTAATGTGTGGTTACCATCCCCAACAACATCCTCACCTGCCATTCTACCTTCATATATAACTATTGGATTACACTTATGAGTATTACCATTTTCCTCATCAATCTTTTCTCTAATATTTCTTCTATGTTCGGTATAATCTTCTGCTCTTACCTGTAATCTTTTTGTTTTATAAACTTCATTTACATCTTCTTTTGTTATTGGAAATTCTTTGCTAAGAATTTTGTTTGCCAATTCTTCCATTTTATCAACATCAGGTTCTACATACTTTGGAGTTCCGTTGTATTTGTTGATATATTTATCATTTGTACGAGCTTTATTATCACTTAATATTTTGTGTTCACGAACAGTCATTTGTGCATAATCACCATATTCAAGAATTTCAAATTTAAGTTTTGTACCAGTTGCTGAAAATATTTTTTTGAAATCTTCATCTGTTGAAGAATGCCAATATCCATCCCCAACATAACCTTTATGTACACCAACATAAACTTTGTCTTTGTATTCACCATTTAATACAGTAAATCTATATAAATAACCTTCATATACTTCAGGTATATTTCCCAATTCAACTTCTGATATTGATGGAGCTTTTTCAAGACTTTGTTTAAGCCATTGTTCGTACTTTTCTTTTTTCATTTCGTTTAAGGTTTATGATTTTAAAATTTATTTATACAAATATACGAAAAATACCCGAATCTACCAAAGATTTTGGGTACTTTTTTCTAATTTATTGATTATCAATGAGTTATATATTACCAAAAATTGGCCGCACCTTCTGGTGCTTCGTATGTAGTTAGGTGATGTACTATTTCTGTATTGAAAGATGCCGTATCTTTTGGGTAAGGTTTGATTTCATGCTTCAATCGTTTCATCAAATCCTTCTTCTCTTTTTTATCCTGAGCAAGTATTTGAACATATCTATGCTTTGGTGGTTCTTCCCTTCTCCAAAACTCTTTATATCCTTGCTTACCTATTTCTAATTTTAAATGGTCTAAGTTACCACTACCCCACATTGAAAATACAGTTCTACTATGAATCCATTGATAAGGGTCTTTATGTAATGATATACCCCAATTTGGCATCAATGCAATATCAGTTGATAATCCCTGATAAATCCAATTAGTGGCTTGATAGATTCCACCCAAATGCGATTGTCCGTTATCGGCGTATGAAAGTAATACTTTAATATTCTTATCGTGCTCTTTTAGCCATTTGAAAGATTGTCCTAATGCATATGATTCAATATTAGAACCATAACCATCATCACAATATAATCGTGTCAATTCTAAAATGTTATCTTTGGTTAATCCTTCACAAATAGAAGTGGATGCCTTTGCTCCAACAGGAAAACCATAGATTAAACAACCTATAAGTTTATCACCATCGAATGTGTTAGCATCTTCTGATTTGTAATATATTCCAATTGCATATCTACAAGCTGTCCAAGCATGAGTATAGTGTTTCTTTACAATCATATCTTTAGCAATACTCTTTGCTATTGGTGCTACATACACTTTGGATACATCACAATAATTTTTACCTTCTACTTTCATATTTTACCAGTACTTTTTACCATCTTTTTTAGCCTGCTTAGCTTTCTCTAATACCGATAATGATTTTGCCAACTTAGCTTCCTTTTGTTGTTTCTTCATCATCTTATCATAGCCGGCTGGGAATTTGTTTGTTACTTCTATCGGCCCATTCGGAAATTTATCTAAATCATATTTCCATGTAGATTCAGTACCATCATCATCTATATAAACATGCTGAAACTTACGTGGTTTTTCCGGTGGTGTTTTAGATACTGCCATAACATAATTTTATACAAATATACGAAATTATTTTGAATCTACCAAATCTATCGGGTCCATTCTATGAACCTCATCAATAATATCTAATTCCACCTTTGGATAGGGGAATACCTCATGTTTAAGCGATTTTAAGAGTGCTTTTTTCTCCTTTTTATCTTTGGTGAGAATATACACATATCGGTGCTTACGGGGTTCTCTTTTAATCCAGAATGGGCTTGTAACCATTGTCTGAATTATCTTCGGGTCATTCGTTCCGTACTTCACATAGGATGTCCGAGAATGATGCCATTCATCATCTTCACTCCATTTGAAACTCCAACTATCTGACCATCTGATTTTATTACCCTGATATATCCAATTGGTAGCTTGATATACCGTTCCTAAGTGCCCAGCGTTTGGGTCTGAATAGGATATAAGTGCTTTGATACGAGGTACATTAGTTCTTAACCATTCAAAAGTCTGTCCAACAAACCAACTCTCAATGTTACTACCATATCCATCGAATACGAATAGTCTTGTCAATTCTAATACACCATCTCTAGGAAGTAATTCGGAAATTGATGCGCCGGCATTTCTACCAACCGGGTCACCATAACAGGCAACTCCAACAAGTTGTTCATTCACTCCACTAAAGAATGAATGCTCATCATCGGATATATAAAATAAGCCTATGGCAAAGGATACCTTTGTCCATATCCCACTGTAATGGTTATTGACAATAATATCCTTTGCAATATTCTTATTGATTTCTCTTATTGAGAATTTGGATGTATCACAATATTGTTTACCTTCTACTTTCATAGACTACCAGACCAAAATTCGTTTAAATGTGCCCAAGTTTTACGTTGAACAATTTTAATCACATTGGCCGGTGAAACCCCTTATTGTTACGGGCAATCACCTTTACATTTCGGTGTCCCATATTCCATAATCTTCTGATGTTTAGAACTTGCTCATCTGTCAGTTTAGCGGCAGGATGAGTTTGCCCTCTTAAAATAGCCATGTAACCTTTATTATTAATTTATTTATTTCAATGCTTCGTTGATAGCATTTGTATATGCTAACTTAGATGATAATCCTTGAAATCTTTCAACAACCACACCATCTTTTTCAACCACAACTACTGGAATTGAAGTTATTTTGTATTGCTGAGTTTCTTCGGGTGAATTATCAACATTATATTCCGAATATGTTATTTTTCCTTCAAACTCTTTTACTATACTTTCCAACACAGGTTTTAGTGCTCTACAAGGACCACACCAATCTGCTCCAAATTTTTTAACTACTACGCTCATCTTTTAAAGATTTAAATTGTTTTTCTAATTTTATGTTTCCAGCTTCATGCTTTGGTTCGTAAGGACAGTGTCTACATCCACTCCCACAACAATGCCCACGCTCGATATGGTATTGCGGTGTAAACACTATCTTACTACCTTCAAAGTAATACAGCTCCTCTCTTTGTTTATTTAACTTCACAAGCTCCCCCTGCACATGCCAACTCACCACTTAAGTCAGTTGTATCTTCCAACTCTATAACTTTACTTAAATCAACATCGTGCAATGTCTTCATAAGTTCTTCATACTTTTCTTTTGTACAATCTTCAAATGGTGCTTGGATATAACTTCCACCATCGTAAGGTAATACAGAAAGTCCGTTATAGAAATCTTTATTTTCCCACATCCACTCACCAACTGCTTTCCACTCATGCTCTCTAATAGAAACAGTTGCAGATACGTTGTGTGTATTGTTACCGCTTCTATGACCAGGCTTAATCCACTCACCATGTACTCTTTTAACTCTTTCCAATAATTGAATTGGTGATTCAGTTCTAAAAATAGCATCTGCTGGTGCTTTTTGTGGAATACCAATTACTGCGGTATCATGTGGTCTGAAGTATTCATCCTCTACTAATTCAGGGTGATGTAATGCTAAGTGAGCATAAATGCTTTCATTCTTACCAACTCTCACTCTACGAATATAGTAATCGTTATGCCAAGCGTGAATACCAGATGATGTACCTAAAGTTAATGAAGTTGTTCCAGCAGGCTTTACAGTTGTACATCTTGCTGACGGGTTAATTCCGATAATTTCAGCTACTCTTTTGTTTTCTTCTTTTACAACTTTAGCTGCTGCTTTCATATCAGCTTTTAATACTGCACCACTTCCGATACCTGTCATAGATACACCAATTAATGCATCCTTTTCAGTTGTTCTTTGCCAAATTGGTCTTAGGTAATGAAAATCAGTATAACCCGCTTGTAATGTTCCGATAAATGATGCTGCTTTAACTCTAGCTTCTAAATCAGCTTGGTCTACAATATCACTTACATTTACTTCACATAAGTTACAGAACTGATAAGGTCTTAGTGCAATCTCACAACAAGGGTTAGTTCCCCAATCTTTATCGTTTGATAAGTAGATACCAGGTTCACCAGCTCCACTTGCCTCAATTCTTTTCCAAAGGTCTAAAAAATACTCTTTAGTAATTTTATGTCTCATCAATACTGCTGAGTTATTTGCTCTACCTCTTTGTGGGTTTGTTTCCCACCATGCACCACTTTTACAACTAATCATTTTCTCATCGGTTGCTGAGAATAATGAGATAAGTGCTGCTCTACGAATACCACCTGCTAATACTGCATCAGCAATGTGGCAAATAATATCATGTACTTCGATTGGTTCTAATTTGTCACCATCGTTCTTTGAATCTAAAATACCTTCTACTTTAATCAAACACTCTTTAAGTGGTTGAGGACCCGGTGCTTTACCGCCTGATGTAATCAAACGAGCTCCTTTTGGTCTAATATCTCTAAAATCAAATTGTGGTTTACTTCCACCAAAGAAATATGCTTTCATTAATACTAATACTGCATCAGCCCATCCTTCAATAGAATCACCAATAAGAAATCTTCTTGTCTTATCTGCATTTGGTTTTCTAATTTCAGGCAATTGGTCAACGTGATGCTTTTGTACAGAGTAACCTACACCAGTTCCACCCAATAGTAAGAACATAATTTCTGAAAATACTCTCCAATCATCTGCTGGAGCGAATGCGCAGTTGTAAATTCTATTTGGTGAAATTTCAATTGGTTTACCAGCAAACTGCATTGAACGCATAGATGGTAATACCTTTTTATCATACACGAATTTGTAATTCTCTTTGATTTCTTTTTCTAATTTTGGAAACTTCTTAATATGCATATCCATATTACGAGTAACCAATTCTTCCCATGTTTCCCTTCTTTGTAATTCAGGTTGATACTTTGCGTACTTCATGTACACTGTAATGTCTGATAAAATTCGTGTTGAAATGTCCATTGTTTGTAAAAAATTTAAATGTTAGTGAGTTTAATTTTTTTCAGGAAAACCTGAAAATAAAAAAATAAATATAAGGTCTCTCACCAAACGATTCAATTTTGTGGATAAAAAATCCACTTTTCTTTAATTTTTTTGGTGTCAAAATTCTAACCTATTAAAACATATGAAAAGGGGAGATATACTCCCCTATCATATTAAGCTGCTTTTTGCTCTTCTGTTGAAGCTTTCTTATAAGCAGTTACTAATTTTTTCAACTCACCAATTGCTTTTCTAGCTCTTGATTTGTTTACTTTCTTAGTTCCATTGTGCTCTGTTTCAAATGTTGTAAACAAAGCTTTCATTTGCTCAAATAATTCTTGACTTGTCATAGTTTTTATTTTTTAATTGTTATCCTAAACCCGTATTGGTATTTGGTTTACTACCAACCGGCATTGCTTCCATATATTTCTTATGTAATAGCTGTCTTTCCATTTCGGCTCCATTAGCACTTTCTTTAGTTGCCATCATTCCATCTGCTGATGTTGCTGTATAAACATCTAAAGTACCATGCGTTGTATCCATCTTCGCTGGGAAGGTAATACCATCTTGTCCGAAACGATTCTTCATAACATGCACCCTAGCGGTGTTGTTCAATTTATCTTTTGCCTTTCTACTCAAACTCATAATGAAATCGGCATTCATTACTTTAGCGTAAGAATCTGCAATCTTATCAGCTTCAATAACTTCCGAATCAATTGCTGAACGATTAGTTTGTGATGCTGTCCAAACCGGCAATCCTAACTCACCACCCAATCCTCTTAAATCAATATACACGCCACCTTGCTCAGCGTATGTACTATCGGTTTTATTTGAATGGGATAATAACAAATCAGCGTAATCCACAATAACTAAATCGGGCTTATTACCAGCTGCTATCATCTTTTCTAAGTGAGCTTGTATTGTTTTAGAACTTGCTGCTTTAGGTGGGAAGTATTTAATTTTAAGTTTACCTTTTAGTTTCTTTAAAGATGTTAATACTTCTTCTTTCTTATCAGATAATTCATGTGATGCGATATGTGAGAATACGGTATCGTATCTTAATCCCACATACTCTTGCGATAATTCTAATGAGTAATGTACCACAGTCTTTCCAGCTTTTACAGCTGCTGCTCCCAAAGCACATAATACCCAAGTCTTACCAACACCAGAAGGTGCTACCACAACTCCCAATTCGCCAGGTCCTAATCCACCATTCATCAATTCATTAATACATTCCCAATCAGTACCAACAGTATCTCTTTTTGTTTCATCATATCTTCTTTCAAAGTCTATGAGATAATCCATACCTAAATCAGAATCAACACCAACCTTCATTGCCTTATCAACCAACTCTTTGATTTTATCATAGTTGCCTGA